ATGAAAATCAGAATTTGAATTGGTCAGAAGTAAATACAATTATCACCCGTGTTGGACATAGGTCCAAAATCATATTTTCAGGTGATTTTAAACAAACTGATTTGATTAAGAGTAACAAAGACCAAACAGCATTCCATAGTTTCTTGGAAGTGGCACGTAAGATGCCGTCCTTTCAAGAAATATACTTTACACCAGACGATATTGTTCGTTCCAGTTTAGTTAAACAATGGATTGTGGCCTGTGAAGACCTAGGTTACTAAGATAAATACTATTCCAAACTAAGATAAATACTATTCCAATAATAAGAGGAAATAAAATGATTTTTGAAATTGAAGCCACACGATTTGAAGATGGTGATAAAAGAGTTTTTCACTATGACAATATGGCTAATGTGTTGAAAGATTCTGATGGTAATGTGTTTGAATATCCGGCAGACCAAATGCCACAACATTCTTTGAAACCTTACAAACCATTTGACAAGAATCGTCCACTAAAAAAATCAAAATTAATCAGCCATTTGAAGATTCAGATGGGGTTGAGTTGTAACTATTCTTGTGATTATTGTTCACAGAAGTTTGTTGAACGCCAACCAGAAACCTCTAAAAAAGATATTGATGTTTTTATGGAGAAATTAGATAATCTTCATTTTGATGAAGATGTTGGTTTAAGAGTTGAATTTTGGGGTGGTGAACCACTTGTTTATTGGAAAACAATGAAGCCATTGGCTGAGGCCATTGCAGAAAAATTTGACAGTTGGAAAACCAAACCACAATTCAGTGTTATCACCAATGGTTCGATACTAACTGATGAAATTATTGATTGGTTAATGATGATGGATTTTGCTGTGTCAATTTCACATGATGGACCGGGTCAATTTGTACGTGGTCCTGATCCTTTTGATGATCCTGAACAAAAAGAACGTATTCTAGGATTCTATCGTATGATGACTAGACTTGGTAAAAGTTTTAGTTTTAATTCAATGTTGAACTCTAAAAACCAAAGTCGTAAAGAAATCTATGATTGGTTCGTAAATCTCACTGGTGATGAAAATGTTATCTTGGGTGAAGGTTCAATGGTTGATGCCTATGACGAAGAAGGTATATCATATTCACTAATCACAAAACAAGAACATTTCGATTTTAGGCAACGTGCCTTTGGTGAGTTGTATGGTACAGAAGGCCAAATTGGTTTTAGAGCACAATTAGGTAAAATTGATGATTTTGTAACTGGTGTATTGACTCATAGGGAATCTAAATATTTGGGTCAAAAGTGTGGTATGGATGATGAACACACTTTGTCTGTCGATTTACGTGGTAACATTATGACCTGCCAGAATGTGAGTTCTTTAGAAATTTCCAAGAACGGTGAATCACACCATGGTGGAAACTTAGAAGATTATGCAAAAGTTGAATTGAAGTCTGTTACGCATTGGTCTAACCGAAAAGAATGTCCAGAGTGTCCAGTGTTACATGTCTGTAAAGGTGCGTGTATGTTCTTGGATGAAAAGTTTTGGGATGTTTCTTGTGCTAATGCATACTCTGATAACGTGGCATTATTTGCGGCAGGATTCACAGTTATGACGGGTGGTTATATTCCGACACTAATTAAGAGTGATACTTTACCTCTTGAACGACAAGATATCTTTGGTAATATATTCACACACGAAGAAGATAAACAGAAAAAAATCATACCAATCAAGGTAATTAAAGAGATTATTGGTGAAGTGGATGAAGTTTTGGTTTATGGTAAATCTCGTTTAGAAAACTAAATAATAACAACATTAGAGAGTAGAAAAAATGACACTACCAGCATCAGGTCAACCCATTGGAGTATCAAACGTTAATGCAGCAGTTGGAAGGTCACCCACAACAAATGCAAGTTTGACTTTTTTAAATGGTTACATAAAACCAGTTATAAGACCGGGTACATCAAATTTAGGTTCTTTTAGTGGCCTAAGATTTTATAGACAAAACACTGCCGGCAATTGTAATAATGTAAACAATAAAGCATGGAATTGTAATTGTGGTAATATTCAATGTAATTCAACAAACAACTGCACAGCAATTAACTGTGCAAACTGTGACACACAATTTTGGTTACAAACTGGAGACTGTCAATTATCAACCACACCAGTGTACAACTGCACGAACAACCAAAATTGTTTCAGCTATAATTGTAATTGTTCGAAGATTATTTGTACAAAACTATTTGACCTCGGTTTAATGAAGAAAAATATCTTTGAGGCAGACCAAGCATTTGGTGAACGTTTGCAAAAAACCAATCCGGATATCTACAATGGTTATCGTGCATGGGCGGAAATTGTTGTTGACTGGATGGATGGCAAAGGTCCTAAGATGATGCCTTGGATGTCCGATGATGAATTTAGTGCAGCTGCAAAGAAATGGTCCATCACTTGGGCTCACGATATTGCAACACCTTGGGCTGAAGAAATGGCATACTTAATGGGTGAAAAGGAAACAGGCAGTCTGACAGGTAAAATGATGTTTGTGTTTGGTACACCAATCTGCAAGGTTATTGGTGTGTGGCAACGTTGGTTTGGACCAAGTAAAAAAGAACCTGGTTTCTTAAAAGGTGCTGGCCTTGTTGTAATTTTTGTAATGTTCAAGTTGGTTGCAGAACTAGGTCGTTTCATTGAGAAATTCATACCAAGTAAAAAGGTTGCGTGATGCCAGTATATTCTTCAACTAGACCGGTTAAAATATTGATTAACAATTTGGATTATACAGATGAACATCTGACACATTTTTTTAACACATATAGTTTAAATGCCTTCGATTTAATGACACAACAAAAAAAAGAACGTGTTTTTGAAATGTTAACAAAACATGAAAATTTACTAACAAAATTTTATGGTAATGCTTTACTCAAAAGTGGAGTTTTTGTTCCAAAATTAGCTAGAGATAATGTTGATAATGTATATGTTACAGAATATAAAAAGTGGTTGGAAAAACAATGAAGAATTATTCACACACTTTACTACCAACAATAAAAACATATGATAATGAAAATATTTTATTTAATCAATCATTAATACCAAATTTTGTTAAAAAAACATTCTTCGAAAGAGTTGTTGCTTTAAGTGAAGAAGAAAGAGATGAATTTTTCCGCATGAGTTATGAGTATGAGGATGTATTATTTGAAATGTTTGACGGCCAGATTGAGAATTTGACGGAAGCTGGTTGGACAACCGCAACCGATACAATCTTTAGAAATCCAACAGAAGAATATGAAAATTATGCATCTTTACCGAAAGATGCTGATTTGACAGATGAGGAACATCAGTTGAAATTGGAACACCTAAGACAATTTAAAGAATGGTTTGAAAAACAAAACTATTGATTTTTTATTATGACACAAAATATTATGACAAGAGAAGACAGAGAAAAATACCATTGGTATCAAAATGCACAGAACATGTTTTGGCAAAGTCCAATTTGGGAAGTACAAACACGTTTTGATGAAGAATTTAATGAAACTCTGTTAGATGAAATTTATGGTATCGGCAAAGATATCGTATTGGGTAAAGACAAAGACCCAAACAACAGTATATGGGACTACAGTAGACCCAACTTAGATATACTTAAACAAGAAATTATAGACATTGTAACCAAGAAAATTGTGCAAAATATTCCACAACTCAGAATGTTAAATATTCGTGGTTGTGAACACTTCATGGGTTGGGTCAATGTGCGTGAACCAGGAGAACGCTTAGAGGTGCATGGACACACCGAATCTGCTATCGCAGCAACGTATTACATAAAGGCTAAAGAAGGTTGTGGTGACCTTGTGGCGTTTGATTCTGCACAAGCAATTGATTGGTTAAATAATACTCTAAGTAACACACCAAAATTGCGAGAACGTAGGTTTAAACCAGTTGAAGGTAGATTGATATTTTTTCCATCATATGTTTTGCATGGCGTTAATGAAAATAAATCTGATGATTTACGCATTTCATTGTCAACCGACCTAAGAAAAGTTGTAGACAAAAATGCACAGAATACGGTAATTTTAAAATCGTGGGCTGGCCGCATGGCAAAAATTAGAGAATGGAAATAATGTTTACAAAACTGGAAACAAATTTTGAAAAACCATTATATGCAGTTACCGACCCACTAAAAAATTTCAAACATGAAGGTAAAGGTATCGACTATAAAAAGATATGGTCACCTGAGGCTGACAAAATATATGGTGTGATACCAAAAAGGTATTGGCAGGACTTTCACTTGACAGTTATGACAATTGATTGTATAATCCCACCACACACAGATACTGAAATTATCACCTCTATAAATTTCTATATGCAAACCGAAGGTTGCACAACAACTTTTTATAAACCGAAGGTGGAGATTCCAAAAACTGTACAGGTTGAGAATCAAACCAATGGACATATATATTTTGAAGAAGATTTAATTGAAGTTGGTAGTTTTGTTGCTAAAGATTATGATATTTGGTTACTTGATGTAAGTCAAATACATGGCGTTAAGGGTAAATTTAATTTACGTAAAGCCATTACCTTAGGAACTTTTGTTCATAAGTATCAGGACGTACTAGAAATGTTAAAGGAAACCAATAATGTCGTTTGTTAAATTAAAACATACATATGAATATATGCCACACACCATTATACCACAAGGTAAGGCTGATTCATTTGCTGGAAAATATGGACTAGGTGTAAGACACAGTACAATTTGGACACCAGAACCTGAAAAAGAAGTGTTGTATAAAGTTATACCTGAAAGGTATTGGAAAGATTTTCAAGTAACAAGAATGTCTATTAATAGTTTGTTGTTACCACACGTTGATAATGATTTTATAACAACAATCAATTTTTATTATGACCCACAGAATTACAGGACAGTTTTTTTCAAACCAAAACCAGGAGCAAATTCTTGGAAGACAGAAGAAGATAGACACCATGGTGTTGATGAGGGAACAATTATAGACCAAAATGTGAATGTTGAGGAACTAAAAACCAGAGTTAAAGAATTTGTATCGGAGAAACAAAATATGCCGACATGTGAAGAAATAACATATGTTGATGCGGTATATACTTTCGATGATGTTTATGAAATTGGATCTTTTATTGCTCAACCTAGCGAAGCATACCTGTTAGATGTGAGAGTACCACATAATGTTGAACCTTTGGGTGGTGAAGCAAATCTTAGGAAAGCTTTTGCACTTAGGACCAAATTGTATGATTATGGCCAAGTATATGAAATGTTGCAGGAAACTGGAAATTTATAAAGGATAACAAATGTTTTTTGAAAAATTAGACTACACAGTAAATATTGAGAAGTTGAAACAAGAAGTAAGGGATAGCGTTTTTACTTTGGGTGACCAAGTTATTCAAGGTGAAGAATATGAAACTCCAAAATACAATGGTTTTGGTGGTTGGAGTATTCTATGCAAAGAAGCCACATGGACTGGTGGTTGGGAAGCTATTCAGTTGGAAAAAGGTCAATCACTAGAATCATTTTTACCGACAGAAGAATTGATTTACAAAGCATACAAACATTTTAATGTATCTCATGGTTTGGAACATGACAAACCAACGGAAGCTTATGTTGGCGAAATTAAGAAAGTTTTGGACGATATACGTGAAATGGGATTTTATCCAACCAGAGCAAGAGTTACTTGTTTGAAAGCAAATTCAAAAAGTTTGGTACACAGAGATGCTGAAGAAAAAGAATATATGGCTCGTATTCACATTCCACTATTCACAAATAAAAAATGTGTACACATTTGTCAAGGTAAAAATTTACACATGCCTGCTGATGGTGGCGTTTGGATTCTTTGGGTGAATCAATGGCACCAAATTAGAAATGATTCCGATGAAGATAGATACCATATCATTATGGATGCTTACGACACCAAAAAGGTAACAAAACATTTTAAATATGAAGGTGAGTTTGAACAAATGTTAAAATTTGTTGGTAGTATGAGAGAAAAGATTGATAGTGTAGAATTGACAGAAGAAGATATAGACTTCTTTGAAGCTATCAGACAAAAATATGTAACTAAAAAAATTAGAGATTTTGAAATTTATTAAATTATGACAGATATACACGGTATCGTTTTTACCGGTATGGAACGAACTAGAACAATTAGTCGACCAGCTGGTGCAGCAAGATTGAGGACAGTTTTAGACCAACATGGTTATAACATGGAAGTTATTGATTATTTTGGCAACTTCACGGATGAAGAAATTGAAACAATCTGTGCTAGATTTATTGGACCAAAAACACTGTTTGTTGGCGTCAGTATTACCTTCATCTATGCATTTGATAAGGTGAATCACCTATTCAATCATATTAAAGAAAAATATCCACACGTAAAGACTTTAATTGGCGGCAATGAGACACCAATTAGTGGTATAGATTTAACTAAGGTTGATAGAATTTTTTGGGGATATGCCGAAGAAGCGGTATTACACTATTTAAAATTCCTGACAAAAAAACGATTGGATGATTTAAAGTGGGTTCCTTATAGAGAAACTTTTTCTATCAATGCCGAAATGGTGTACAAGAATGATGATACTGATTTATCCATAAAATGGTTGGAGAGCGACTTAATCAAAAACAATTTCTTGCCTATTGAAATTAGTAGGGGTTGCATTTTCAGATGCAGGTTCTGTGCCTTTCCATTGTTGGGTAAAAAGAAGAACGATTACATTCGTCACGTAGATAATTTGGCTGCCGAATTGCGTAGAAACTATGAGATGTTTGGTGTAAACAATTATTGGTTTAATGATGATACGTTTAATGATAACGTGGTTAAATTAGATTATGTTGCTGAAGCAATTGCAAAGAGTGGTGTTAAGATTACATACACAGCGTTCTTACGTGCAGATTTGATTGAACGTTTTCCAGAAACTATACCCATGTTAGCGGACACTGGTTTGGTTGCTGCAACATTTGGTTTAGAATCACTGCATCCAGAGGCCAAGAAGGCCATTGGTAAAGGCCTAGATAATGAAAGACAGTTTGAAGCAATTAGACAGTTAAAGAAATATAAACCAATTTACACATATACTGGTATGATTTGTGGGTTACCTGGAGAACCAATCTCTAGTGTGTATAAAAGTCAGCAATTATTGTTGGACCAAAACTTTGAAGTATTTGATAATTGGGATTGGTGGCCTTTGTTGATTAGAAAAGGATCAGTCAGTCGTTTAAGTGAATTTGAAAAAGAATATGAAAAATGGGGTTACAGTGAAATGTTACCTGGAGAATTTAAAGTTCCCACAGGTGATGATGATTTTAGATATGCACAACCTGATGAAGGAACAATGATTTGGAAAAACAAATATACAAACTGGTATACTGCAAGGCGTGTTGCTGATTCATTGAATAAAGAAACAGAACAACATCGAATCAAAGCTGGTAAATCAATTTACGGTAATGCTGATAAAGGTGTCAGTATCAACCATGATGTATTTGAACTGGTTGGTATGGGAGTTGATATTAAAGATATCATTGATGGAACATTTGACAAAACTTTTTTGAATAAAAAAATCGAAGAAGCAGACCAAACTATCCTTGAATATAAAAACTTAAAGTTAGGATTATAATGTTCATTTATTGCCCACCAAAAGAGATTCCAAAAATTGAATCTCAAACTTTTCCTGACGGGAAAAGATATTATGTCACGCCTGATGGTAAAAAGTTACCATCGGTGACCACAGTGGTGGGTGCTCAGAAAAAAGAGGCCATCATGGCATGGCGCCGTAGAGTTGGTGAAGAAGTTGCAAACAAAATCTCCAAACATGCTACATCCCGTGGTACTAATATGCATACCATGTGTGAATATTATTTGAACAATGAAACAAAACCACCAGGCACTGTTATGCCTGATGCCAAAGAGATGTTCATATCAATCAAACCACATCTAAACAAAATCAATAACATACACTACCAAGAGGTCGGACTGTGGTCTGCACAACTAGGATTAGCAGGTCGTGTAGATTGCATTGGTGAGTATGAAGGTAAGTTATCAGTCATTGATTTTAAAACATCAAAGAAGATTAAAAAGCGTGAAGATATTTTAGATTATTTTTGGCAATGTACTGCATATGCATTGATGTATGAAGAATTAGTTGGTACACCTATTGATGATTTGATAATCATTATGGCCGTGGATAACGAACAACCAATGATTTTCAAAGAAAAAACACAAGACCATATTGAAGGCCTGGTTAAAGCAATTGATTATTACCATAAAAACAGTTGACAGACTAAATAATTTAATGTATAATGTGAAGTTATGGTTGTATGAAGCAACTAGAAAAGTGTTCTGGACGGGGGTGCGAATCCCCCCAGGTCCACCATAAGCATATTAGTGGTCTTGAAACCCACAATTCATAGTTAAGTCTATGTGCTAGTATGTTTCTGATGGGCCTGCATAGTTTCGACAGGGCAAATAGTACAGAAGTGGACAACTCATCAGAGAAGATGTTAAAACTAAATCAAAGTAAACGCAAACGACTCACAGTTCGCATTAGCAGCCTAAACGCCGCTTAGGGTTTCGGTTGGTTTCCTCGTAACAGAATAACCAACCACTTAGTGGAGACATAATGAAGATACCTAAAACCATTTGGTCTAAAGAAGAAATTTTAATTGCAGATGAATTGTTGGAGTTGGCACCAAAGTTACGTGATGACTTTTTGGAGTATCATAAAGACTTTTACACTACATTTACTGGCGGCAACTCTTATGCTTCAAAAAATAAAAATGCAGTTTTGGACGCAGAAGAACGTGTTATTTGGAAAGTTGAAGGACTAAGGTATTCTCTACCGCAAAAAGGCATCGAACGTAATATGTTCCTTGAACCTGAAATGAGAAATGCATTTCCTACTGCCTCATCTTTAACACAAAAATATATACAACATTGTGGTTGCAGTGGTTATAGCATATTGGATCCAGGTGGTGTTATCACTAGGCATGTTGATATAGAAAACTATTTAAGAAAAACAGTTAGAATACATATTCCACTCATTATTCCAGAAGGCGATGTGTATTTGGAAGTTAGAGGTGTTGAATTGGATTGGTCAAATTTATTTGCATTTGATAATGGTGATTGGCACAGTGCATATAACAAAACAGAGAAAAGACGATTGGTTTACATCATAGATATATCAAGGTCTTTTTTAGGAATTCCGGAAATCGGAAGAGGTTAGTTAGGTTCCTTAATACCTATCATTTTGTTTAACAACTAGGAGTTAATTTTGAAGAAAATCAGTTTTATTTTGGCCTCTTTGGTCATCAGTGCTTCAGCAATGGCACAAGGTTATGGTTCATTGGAATATTCAGATGAAACAAACCGTGCAACAGATGCAAAAAACATTAAAGAAGCAGTTGTCATTGGTAATAAAGTTGGTTCTACCGACTATAGCCTTAAAATGGAAAACAGCCAGTCTGCACTTGGCAGTGGTTCAATTTCACAAGGATTAGAAGTTCGTGTGAGACAATCTATCGGTGCTTTCTACGTTGGTGGACGTTTGGGTGAAAGAGTAACCAGTTCAACACATTTTAGTCATTACGCAGTTGATGCTGGTGTTAAATTCCCATTGGTTGCTGGTTTGACTGGTGATGTTGGTGCTCGTTATCGTAATGCATTTGATACTACAAACGCATATCAAACGACCCGTGTTCACACAGCAGTCGGTTACGATTTGACCAAACAAGACAAAGTTGCAGTTCGTTGGAGCCGTTCATATGGTGACGAAGAAAAAGACGCATGGCGTCTACAGTACACACGTAGTTTTTAATACGTATAAATAAGTATATGGGTTCGGTGGGACCCATTTAAATAATCCACCAACACACTTACACAACACAAGGAGAAAACTATGTCAAACATGACACCCTTTGAAATCCGTCTTGAACTATTAAAAATGGCAAGAGACATGTTATATGATTCATACAACGCAGAACGAGACCGTCTACAACAAGACTGGCACATCAAATGCGAAACGGCAAGGTCTAAAGGTGAAATACCACCTGAACATCCAGGATTGCCGACCATCCCCTCAGAAACAGACATTATTAGCAAAGCTACATCTTTAAATAGTTTTGTATCTAATACACCGGTAACACCTGAAATCAAGGTTACCAGAAAAACATCCTGAGGGTTAAGGGGGTTTCCCCCTTTAAAGAAACGAGGAGTAGCAATGAAGTTTTTATCAACTTTATTATTTTCTTTATCATTATTGATTTTACCTTTAACATCCCAAGAACAAACATTTGCAATGGAAAGAGTGGTTTCACAGGATTTAAATAAGCAATTACTTTGCATGGCCAAAAACATCTACTATGAAGCCGCAAGCGAATCTTTTGAAGGTAAATTAGCAGTAGCACAAGTTACAATGAATCGTGTGAATAGTCCATTTTATCCCAAAACAATTTGTGAAGTGGTATATCAAAAAACGGGCCGCACATACCAATTCAGTTGGGTTGGTGAGAATGTTGGACCGGTTAGGAGCAAATATGCATGGGAAGAATGCCTAATTGTCGCAAAGAAAGCCTTGACACAAACAAAATTACATGATAAAATATATGAAACCAATTCAATGTTCTATCATGCCACCTACGTTAATCCAGAATGGAAATTAAGGTACGTTGCAAAAATTGGAAATCATCTGTTCTATACGAAAGCTCAAAGTGCCAACAAAAACCGAAATTAATGAATTTAGTGAAATGATTAGTAAAAGCGTCAGTGAATTGGGTGGTACCCATATGGATGCAATCATACATCATTGTGAACAAACAGGTATGGAAGTCGATGTGGCTTCTTCTTTAGTCTCTAGTGCATTGAAAGCAAAGATTAGAGAAGAAGCACAAGACCTAAACCTATTGAAGAAAAGTTCTAAATTGCCCCTATGACCGAAACGACAGGATTTGAAGCATATGCCCTATATCAAAGCATTAAACTTCATTTTACTTCCGATTCTTACGATTTTTTTCGTTACAACGGAAAGACCAACGTATCAAAGGACAACTTTGCAAACAATAAAGCCAAGTATTCTTTTTACAAGTTATCACGGAAGTACAACATAGATGAATTACGTACTTTTTATATTGCTAATTTCCTAGAAACCAATGTGAATTGGGTAGGAGATATATGTGGTATTGAAGGTGAAGAAAACTACAAGAAATGGCAAAAAAGAAACCAGAGCTTGACATACCGATTCGAACAAGATATAATAGGTCTATTCACAGCAACACAATCGCCTAATGAAATGTTGGTAGTTGTAGACGGACAATATCCATTGCTGTTGAGAGAGATGACTTATGGCAACATTAACATTGAGACGGTGTGTATACTTAATGACATTATGAATTTCTTACCAATGTGGAACAAAAAAATAACAGATGATGTTATTTGGCCTACATTAAAAAGAAAAATTGAAAAGTACACACCGTTTCTTGTTTACGATAAAGATAAGTTTAAGACAATTTTAAAAGAAAGTTTGAGAGAACATGCCTAAAATTAATTGCATCTACTTGGATATGGATGGCGTTATTGCCGATTTTGAAAAGAGATACGTTGAACTGTTTAAAGTTCAGCCTAGTTCAACCAGAGAATATAAAGAATTCAATAAATTTTTTGATAAGTTTATTGCTGATGGTCACTTTGAAACACTTGAACTAATGCCAGATGCAATGGATTTGGTACGTGCATTACGTAATGCATTACCACCTACTCAAATTCTGTCCTCCACAGCAAGTGAGAAAAGACACAAAGCAATCTCTGAACAAAAGATTAAATGGTTGGAAACGCAGGGTATTGACTTCCAACGTAACTTGGTTCCAGGTAAAGAACTAAAGAAAAGATACGCAAGAACAGATACGTTAATCATTGATGATACAGAGAGTGTTATTAATGATTGGCGTGCTGCAGGTGGTGTGGCAATCTTACATAAAAATGTTGCCGATACCTTGGTACAGTTGAAGTTTATACTTGACGATGCCTAAATAATATGATATAATGAACTATGTGGACAATCCGTTTATACTCCGTTAATATTCCGTTTATACTAGAAAGGTAAATCATGGTAGATTTTTCAAATCTTAAAAAAAGTTCAGGCAATCTGGACACATTGAAAGCAAAAGTGGCAGAGCTCAACGCCTCCACTGAAGGTAAATCCGATAAAGAAAACTTTTGGCGACCAGAAGTAGACAAAGCTGGCAACGGCATGGCTACGATTCGTTTTCTACCCGCAGCAGCAGTTGATGGTGAAGATGGTCTTCCTTGGGCTAAGATTTTCGAACATGGATTTCAAGGTCCTGGTGGTTGGTTAATCGACAAGTGTTTAACAACCAAGAACCAACAATGTCCTGTATGTGAACACAACAACAAATTGTGGAACTCAGGCATTGAAGCGAACAAAGACATTGTTCGTAAACAAAAACGTAAACTAAGTTACATTGCTAACGTTTATATCATTTCTGATCCTAAGCATCCAGAGAACGAAGGACAAGTTAAATTGTTCAAGTTCGGTGCCAAGATTTTTGAGAAGGTTACAGGTGCAATGAATCCTGCATTTGAAGATGAAACACCAATCAATCCGTTTGATTTGTGGAAGGGTGCTAACTTTAAGTTACGTATCACTAAAGTTGCTGGTTATCAAAACTATGATAAGTCCGAATTCACATCACCATCTGCATTGTTGGATGACGATGAGAAGTTGGAGAAAATTTGGAAGTCACAATTCTCATTGACTGAGTTGACGGCTGACAAAGAATTCAAGTCTTATGATATGTTGAAAACACGTTTGGATAAAGTACTTGGTTTGAATGATGAAGGTGATGCTCCACGAGCACGTACCACAGTTGAACAAGCTAAGGCTGCACCTAAGAAGCCAGTTGAAGTTGATATCGCAGCTACTGATGATGACGATATGGAATACTTTGCCAAGTTGGCTGAAGATTAAACAAAAGCTCCTTTCTCAGAACTTTGTTTAGACCCCGCTTCGGCGGGGTTTTTTGTTTATACAACCCTTGTGGAAGCAATAATTAATTGCATGAATGTTGGTTCATCATTACGCACAGATATTTGACTAGGTCTTAATCCAGTTCTTTCTTGCTTCTGTGAGAGATTGCTTACTGTCTTGTTAATAATAGGTTTCATATCATTAGATGCGGCAGGTTTAGGTAAATTCAAATCAGAATTGGTATTTGATAATGATGAAACAGGTGCAGACTTAGGTACTGGCACAACTGGTTGCAATTTTTTAGGAACTGGAGAAGTAATTAAACCACCTTGTGCATCAAATTCCATTCCCGCTGGTGCTTGTGGTTTAATTACAGGTGCTGGTGGTACAGGTGTTGGTTTAGGTGCTTGAAACTTATTCGGTGGCAAAGCAATCACATTACCTTCAGGATCAAACATCATATCTTCTGGTGCTGCAGGTTCTGCTCGGTGTTTACCTTCCTTTTTTAGTCTTAAATATTCGGTTTCATTTTTAATTCTTGCGGCTTTTGCTTCAGTTGCCACATTTGGTGAAATTACACCACCTACTACCTCCGTACCTCTAGCGATATTGGATTCAATCCTTTCGACCGCATTAAATTCTTTATAGTTCTGTTCATCCTTTTCATTATCAATTACAATATCAGTCCCATCAGGATTCTTTCCAACACCAAGATACTCACCTGCTAAAGCATCAGCACCATAAATCATTGCACCTACAGCTGCTGCAGCTGCCACAGTCGGTAACATACGTAGACCAAATTTACCTGCTTGTGTGAGTCCTTTAGAAAGTGGCATGCCTATTTTTTTAGCCATATCAAACATGAATTTTCGCATTTCACCAAGCATCTCTGCCAAGCCTTTGATATTATCCCATATGTTACCAAACATTGAAGTTTTTTCCATTGGTTCAGCAGTCATCTTACCACCAGAATTAATATGTTTCATCAACTTCTGTAGTGTGTCAACCAATTCTTTATGACGTTTACCTTTTTCCAAGGCAATTTCTTCCTCAGAATTTTTAGCCAATTGTTTTAACTTAATATCTTCTTCACGATTATTTTGTAGGAAAGAAAATATTTTTGCTAATTGTTGATTGATGCCTTCTGAATCACCGTCACCACCAACTTTCTTTAATCTATCTGCGGTGTTTCTGGTGCCAACAACACTTTTAGTACGGCCAGTAAAATAGTCAATATCTTTTTGATTACGACCAGTCATTTTACCAAACAAAGCGGGACCAAATCTGGATCCCATAGTCATAAATCTTACGATATTCAAAGGATCAAATTTCTCTTTGATGCCTTTAATTCTAGCCTGAGCTTTCATTGAAATGGTTTTACCAACAGCACCAAGTACACTTCTATCACTTTGTGCTAGTTGGTCAAGCAATATGTCGGAAAATTTTGCTTTTCTGACACTTCTAGCCTGTTGATAATTTAGTTTATTATCTGCCATTTTTTACTTTCTTTGGTGTGCTGGTCTATCATCAACCTTTGGTGTATTTGATGATTCGGTTGTGTTGTTTACGTTAGTTGTATTTTGTTGTATGTTTATTGGCGCAGGAGTGTCCTGTTTCTTCATATCTTTATTATCTTTTGATGCACTATCAATTCTATTACCCGTATTGCTTTGCGGTTGCATAAATTCGTTTAATTTCTTTTCATCCAAAGCCCCAAAAGACAAACCTATAACTTTTCCTTTTGTGGTACTTATTTTCTTTTTATATTCACCAACAGTTAATTTCGCAATTGTTTTGTTTGATTGTACTTGAGAATCACTCATAACATCAGACATTTTTGTATCATCAGAGGCAAAATATATTTTTGCTGCACCTTTCGGTCCAGCAAAATGCGTCATGTAAATTGTCGCTTCTGAAACAGGAACTTTTAAACGTTTTAGTTGTGTAACTTCATCCTTAAAAAAAGCATCATGTAAACGTTCTTGATTTTCTTTGTTGAATGGTTGATTTTTCCAATCTGGTCCAAAAACTTTTTCAGCTAAACCTTTATTTTTAGAATCGCCACGCAAAACTGAAGGCATAAATTGATATTTACCCATGGCAACACCAATACTGCCTCTTTTGCCTTCTTTATTTTTAGGATTAAATTCTATTCTTCTTTGTTCAGCTAATTCCAAAACTTGTTGTAAAGACATATTTGTTAAATTGTACTTATTCCAATTAGTATCTTTTTTGCCCGCATTATTCATTATGTTATAAGATTTTTCAGACGTACCAGCGGATTCGTGTGTTGATATTTTATCACCAATTTCTTGAGCAAAACTTATACTTGTTGCAGCTGCAATCGCTGTTCCAATACCAATTTGAGTTGCAGTTGATGGTCCAGTTTTTGGTAATTCTGGTGGTTTTTGAGTCGCAGTAGGTGGCTTAACTGGTTCTGCATCTTTCTTTAATTTTTCAGATTTAGCTTTCTCCGCAGCCTCACGTTTTAATTTTTCTTGTTCCTCTTTCTTTAATTTTTCTGCTGTTTCTTTCTTAGCCTTTTCCTCAGCAGCTTTCTTAGCCTTTTCCTCAGCTTCTTTTTTGGCTTTGGTTTCAGCAGCTTTTTTGGCTGCCTCTTGAGCATCTTTTTTAGCCTTTTCTTCAGCAGCTTTTTTAACTCCGTCATCAACTTCTCTTTTGGCTTTTTCAACTGGTTTTTCAGCTGGTTTAGCTGGCTCTGCTGGTTTCTTTGCAGGTTCAGCTGGTTTAGTAGGTTCAGTTGGTTTAGTTGGCTCACCTGGTTTCTTAGGTGGCTCACCTGGTTTCTTAGGCGGTTCTTTGGCCTTTTCTTCTGCCTTCTTCTCACGGCGTATAACTGCTTTAGGTTTTGGTCTTCTACGTATAGTCAAGGCCTTGACTATTTCAGAGTGTCTTTTTTGTTCCTCAGAATCTTCTTCTTCTCTAAAGTTAACCTGTTGTTCACGTTCTAATTTTATATCGACACTGTTTTGCACCATCAATTTATAAATTTCACCGAGATATTCGGCGTTAGACATTGAATCGGTGTCAGTTATCTTTTCTGTTGAACCAAATTTTTTGTGCAGAATATCACCAATTTTATTGACAGACCTTTTTAAAAATCCAGCCGATTGTTTAGTTTTTTCAGACGCAACAGGGCTTGACGATTTATCGCCTGTGCCTTCTTTTTTATTTCCGAATAACTTCATTTATTTCTTTGTCGTTCTTTTAGTTTTTGGTTTTCTTCTTCCAAATATTGAATCAACATGGCGACATAGATATCTCGTTCCCAAGGTATCATATTTTCAAGTTCGGTAAGACTATACTTATGGTGTTGCATCAAAGAAAAGTTAGTCTTGTAGTAATTTTTTAAATCATCATAACAAAGTATTAGCCGAAAAAACTTTCGAGCCCTTCCACATCCAAGTGGTGTTCGAAACCACATTTGGAACAAGTCATATCAATTTTCTTAGATAGTTTAGGAATACTATTAAAAAACTTTTCCAGTTTCTCAAACTGTTCTTGATTCAATTGTTCGATAAACTCAACCAATTCTTGCACAGGAACTTCTTTTGCATAGTGGAATTGTTCACCATCATAAACATATTCAATTGACTGTGCCAACATATTGAAGGTAACTTCTGTGATGTTATCCATATCAATAGAATCTTTGACTAGCTTGAATGGTGGATATTTCATCTTGATGGTGATTGTGTCGGTCAATTTAATTTCCGGATCCACATATTCTTCTTGTACTGGTTGTATTTCAGTCAAATCAATCTTGGCTTCCATAATGTTGCCACAGACTTTATCATCGACTTCATTGTTACAACGGTATTTTGATTCAGAGATTTCACTGACCGATTTTGCTCTCAACTGTAGGAAATAGTATTCAATATCTACAATTGGCAATTCATCAATGTCTACATCTTTAGACAAAGTACACACAGTCAAAATTTCTCTGACATTGTGTTGAATTGTTTTTGCATCAGAAGATTCTAAGGCCATCATCAAGGCCTTTTGTTCTTTGACTAGGTAAGGTCTATATTTAATTTTCTTTTTAGAAAGTGGTAATTCCAGTTCATATGTTGGCACTTCAAGTTTTGGTAAAGCCATAATAACTCCTTAATTTATTCATTAAAATTTATTGGTGATGATATAGAATTTGCCATGTCATTAAATCCACTTGAGACAGCATTTCCTATAGAACCACCTAATCCACCCAATTCGCTTGCAATGGAATCCAAACCTGCATCCAAAAGGTCCATACCCAAAGCTTGTAGAGACAAATTTTTCCAATATGTGTATGCAAATGTTACTGTCAGTTTATGATACCCATCTCCGTTCCAATCTAAATCCAACTGATTCATGGAAATTGGATATGCATCCATCAAACTGACGGCATATGTTTTTTCGTTTGAAACATTGTATTGGTTGATTGTCAAAGTTGTTGCGTAATTTTCTTTGTAACGCATATTGTAATTGTATGTTGGATTTATGTAATTCAACCAACCATCAAAAAGCAATCTCTGTTGCATATCATCATCAACAATGAATGTCAAATCAATATCATTGTATGTTGTGAGATATGGATGTTTTTCTATTGGACCATAAGTCTTTTGATCCGTTGTTGCAAATGTTCTTCCTGGCAATGTGGCCACTTCACATCTGTAATTTAGTCTACGTGCAGACTTTATATATGGTACCAAAGTTAATGGTAGAGGTATTTCAACATCGAACCTACTGGTTCTAGCCAAATCACCAGAAAAACTTGATTTAAAATCGTTGAGTGTGCGTGCCATTTAAGAATTCCTTATTTCTTGGACCGAATCTTTCCAGACTTCTTGTGGTTTTGCCTTTTTGAACTGTTGAATTGGTAAATATGTTGCAATATCCCATTCATTAGGTTCTACAGCCAGAATTCTGGATTTTATATGACTGTATAGGTAGTGTTTGATGCAAGGCCTGAATTCTTTTAACCTAGAAGAAGCTTCCAGGATTTGATAGGTGATACGGATTCGCTTTATTTCATCATTCTCATCATAGATTGCGAAATTCAATAACTTACGCAGGAAAAGAACCCTATACTTTAACGGCAAATAATGTAGATTTAACCCAATAAACCCATCTGATTGTCTTTTAAGTGGTAATACCAGTGGAAATCTGTCATAATATGGTAAATTTGCCTTACCTTTTGGATCATACACAAAGTAATACATGCCACCCATTAAAAATTTCTGTCTGTCTCCTGGTCTTGTCCATCTACTTTGTTCTTTTGTAATTGGAACAGATAAACGTGTTGGATTTCTAAGCGCTGCAACTTTTTGCAACAACCAACGCAAAGATTCACGGCTCATCGTTGGATATTGAGCCGCTATCTTTTCTTCTGATAATGTGGTGAGTATGGATTTTGTCGTCATTGGATATTTAGTTACAGTCCAAGATGGTCTTCCGTTATTAACTTGAACTCCCAACCTCTATCCAAACAATATTCTGTTGCAGCCTTCCATTTGGCTTGATTGACACCCCATGTGACAACCTCTTGTATGTATTGTTTCGTAACACGTTTCTTCTTTTCAGGTTCCATTGTTTGATATTTTGGTTTTACTTCAAGCATCATCGTTCTTGTTTGCCCATTTTTGTCCTTAACTTTAACAACAAAGTCTGGAAAGTATCGGTGCATACGATTATCAACTGGTGATTTATAGGGAATTATCAATTCTTCTGAGGCCCAAGACACAATACTTGGATTTTTGTCGAGCCAATTCATCACTCGACATTCCCATGATGAGCGATATATAATGTTTTTGTGGTCTCCCATGTATTTTTGGGGAT